CGCAGATTTCTTTGGCCCGTCATCATCGCTGATGGCGGGAGCCGGCGTGACGCCGTCATCGCCGTAATACATGCCCAGCATGGACCATGCGCCCTCAGGTGGGAACCCCGACCTTCGGAGTGTAGTGTACCAAAACCATGCGTTAACGATCGTATTGATTGACGTAGTCAACCCTGACCCAGAGAGGTTCTTGTACAACAAGTTGATTGTCTGCCCAGCTATCTTGGCAGTGCACTCCTTGTCGCCCTCTAGGACGTCCTTAACGAAATCGTGCATATTACGATTCAAGATCGCATACGCAATGGGTTCAAACACTTCCTCACGTAAGTATCTGGAGATTCTCTCGTCTAACTTCGAGAAGTCCGTCTCAATGAATTCCATCTCTTTGGACTGCAGCGATGTCACAAATCGCTGGACTACCTTCGCCACCTCGGTTGGGTTCTTGCCGATCAGCCACCAGGAATGCTCCTGAAGGATAACCTTGATGGTGCGATCGAGTATGGCGGACTTAATAGCGTGAGCCGGTTCAACGTTGTTGACGTACCTAACGGATCCGACTTTAGCGACGGTCTCAGCCTTTGGAAATGGTTTGACGGTCTTGCTGCTCCCACCGAGGGGGTTCAAAATAGCTTCCTCGTTCCTTAAAACTTGTGCAGGACGATTCTGCTCAGCAAGCACTTTCTCGATGTCGACGGGTGCAGTTCTACCGCGTTTCGCTTTTGGCACAACAAAGCCAATGAATTCGCTGGTAAAGATCTTAATATCAGGAGCGTAAGGCTCGACTTGGTTTTGATTTGGTAGCAACCGATTCTTGACATAATCCTCGGCCGCACCGTCATCGCGATGGACAACGGTGGGCTTTTGATCAATGATCGGAGGGCACCCTGGCTTGCCTTGCAGTTTAGACTCATCTATCGGGACTGGCCGTTTATCAGACGTATAGATGATGTTCAAGCCCAGGGATGTAACTCCATTAGAAAACAGTTGCGCCAGCACTCCGACATCCTCAGGTGACGTCTTCGACTGCATAATCGCCAAGTTGTGCGCGATGGTTCCCGCAGTACAATTCTTGTTTAGAGACATGTGCTCTAAGTTATGAAATAATTTCTCGGATATGTTGACAGCAGAGTCAGGCGCCACAGCGTCCACACGCTTCACAGAAAAGTAAGGGTGCATAACATCCCCAAACTTGCCCACCAATGTGGTCGGGTTCAGGAAGCTTACATTGTCGCGGCGTTTAAGTAAATATTTCTCAATCCCCACGTCGACTCCCATAAAATATTTGCACACCCCAGAATACACCCAGGGCGGTAAGAAAATGGTCGCTGATGGAGCTAAGAATACAACTACTTTGTGAGCCGTAACGTGGTGTACGTGCACGTTGTGAATAGTGAATGACAGGCCGTGGGCCCCCGGTATGATTACGATGTCGCCGCTGAAATCCCACAACTTCGATCGATACTTGGCACCACCGTTGATAACTTCAACAACGGTCTCCGGATCCTCATAGTAATAAGCTGAGTCAACCCCTTCACCAGATAAAGCAGTAGGTATGAAGGAGGTCAGTACCATGGGATTACGTGAAAACTCAGATAACGACTCCAAATGGTAATCGGTGTCGTTGAGAGTCACTACGTCAGTATCTAACTTGTTATGGATGGTAAATTGCGCGCACGCCACGTCTTGTACAGTATAGACGTGACGGCGTCCAACGGCAGCTGCGTCGCGCTTGGCAGCACTCTTGGAGGGGTCGTACATCCTCCAGCCTGCCCTCGCGATGCACTCGCGTATGGTGTTAACGAGATCGGTCCTCAGACTCGCTGCTTCTCCGTGCGTATGCCCCTTGATCGTTTTGGGGACAAAAGTGAAATCGAACGCTACGGAGAATTTACGAAAATCGCTCCACGCACCAGGTGGTGCATATTGCCTCTTAACAACTTTAGTGAACAATACGATAAAGTTCTGGCGGATGCTACACACAGCATCGGCGTATCGTTCTAAATTATTAAATAAAGTATAAGCAATATAACACCCACCGATGGTGGTAAGCACATTCCGAATGGTAATGTGTCTTGTTAAAGTTGCCAAACTGCACGGGTTGACCGTACATTTAGAAACAACACTCCAAACTTTACCGGGGTCGATCATCGAGCGAATATTGATGCTCGACACACTCGACAACGGGTTAACAAAGAATGAAGGTTTCGTCGGCTCTTCTTTGAAGCCGAACGCGATTAACGTGTCATTAAGTGATTTAAAAATCACTTTGGGCACCGGTTGTAAAAGGTCCCTACTCAGTAAGGACCAGGCTAATTG